AAGCAGCAAATGAATTTTGTGAAGATAGATTATGGGATTTTAAAATTCTTACCGAAAAGGAACTGGGAATATGAGTGGATTTGAAAATATATCTGGAAACATATTTGAATCAATTCAAAAAGATGCTGGCAATAGAAAAAGAGGTAAACCTTGGTATAGAAGTAAATTAATCTCTTACTTAAATGGATCAAGTATAGTAGATGAAAGTCCTGATGATGGCAGTGAAAGGGAATATAATATTGAAGTCGGTGAAATGTATTTTTTTTCATACACTGCAAAATTTGCAGAAAAATACAATTGGTATGATGTTTATCCCTTAACATACATAACAAATATATTCAAAGAAGGATTTATTGGATATAATTTACATTACCTATCTCCTACAATTAGAAGAGGATATGCACAAGCTTTGATAAATAGAGCAGGTGGGGTTATCATGCCCAATAAAACAATACATCGATACTTATTTTCTCAAATTGGTTCTTCTTTTGATAGAGTTCCACCCACAGAATATGTTGGTATATCAGTTCTCCCAGTAGAACAATTCATGACTGTCGATGGAGACGAAATTTTAAGTCGCAAAGTTTGGAGAAGTTAAATGAAAAACTTTAGTCAATTTATTTACGAAACTGGGACTGGTTCCGGAACGTATAGTGGCGCTGCTGCACAAGAAACCGGTGAAAGAAGATCTGAAGAGTTAAGAAAAAAATTACAAGCTATAAATTTGAGGAGAAAACAACAGGTAAATAAAAAAACTGTTGTAAAAAAATACGGAGATACGGTTCAAAAGAAACCCGAAAGTAAAAAACCTGAAGGTAAGAAACCTGAAGCAATTTCTGGTACTCCTAAAAGGAAAGCACTACCTCCTGCAAAATAGAAAATGGCAATTCCTGGACTAAATGTTGTTACTACGACATCTGAAGGTGGTGTTCGTGGCATTCTAGACAAATCAAATTTCAATTTACTTTCATTAGAAAAAGAAGATGGAACATTGATTTCAGCAACTACTATATCTGAATATCCTGATTTGGAAAAATCTATTGCAATATTACAATCTAATAGTCCTATCTTAGATGATGAAAGTCCAATTAATGTTAATTTAAGTGATTCGGATTTAATAACAGAATTTGTTGCTGATAGAGAAGTAAGTATTAATAATGTTGAAACTGATGATAACGTAAATTCTGTAACTATAGAATTTAATACACCTGCTTCTGGAGATTTTGGAGAATCAACACAAGATACTGATTTTGGAAATCTAATATATCCAATTGATGCAAATTATACTAATACTGGACAGGATTACATATACATTGAACAATTCACATATACTCCACCTAGAGCAAGTTTGTTTGAAGGTGAAACTCCAGCTGATATTTTTGAGGATGGGATTGAAAGATTAGCACCTATCGAAGAAATAATGGGTTCGGTGAGTCTTCCAATTCCCGACGGCATTTCAGATACTAATAGTGTCAATTGGAATGGTGCTTCAATGGGACCAATGGCAGGAGCAGCAGTTGCTGGTGCTACACAAATAGCAAACTCTACTGCTGACACTATTAATCGTGGTATATCTGGACTTCCTGAATCTATATCCAGTGGTGCATCTGGACTTGCTGATCAAATTACCAGATTAGGAAATAGTCCAGTTGCTAGAGAAGTTTTAACACGTCAACTTATTGCAACTGGAGTAAATGCATTAGGAGTTAATTTATCAGCAGAAGAAATTCTTGCTGCTTCATCCGGAAGAATTACAAATCAAAATCTAGAATTGCTCTTTAGTAGTATGAATTTAAGGCAATTTAGTTTTGCTTTTCAATTAGCACCTAGAAGTCAATCTGAATCAATTGAAGTTAGAAAAATAATTAGATTTTTCAAACAAGGTTCATCCCCAAAAAAATCTGCAATGGGTGATAATGATTCTGCATTCTATATTAAAACTCCTAATGTATATCGAATATCATACAGAAGAGGAGATGGAATCATAAAATCTTTAAATAAATTTAAAATTTGTGCTTTACAATCAGTAAACGTTGGATATGCCCCAAATGGGTATGCAACGTTTATGACAGATTCTCAACCGGTAAATATAACTATGGGATTATCATTTACTGAATTAACACCCATATTCTATGATGATTATGAAGATATCCCAGAACATCTGGGACTTAGTGATTTCGATTCAGACGACGTAGGTTTCTAATGTATTTTAACCGTATTCCAAATTTACAATATCCATCACTTAATCCAGAATCTAATAGTTTATTTGATTCTGATCTAATAAAAAATTTCTTCGTAAGACCTAAAATTTCCGAAGATGTTTTTAATAGAGTAAATTTTTATCAAAAATATAAAGTTTTAGGAAACGAGAGACCTGACAATATTGCAACGAAAATTTATGATGATCCTGACCTAGATTGGTTAATTTTACTAGCAAATAATATAGTAGATTTTTATAATGAGTGGCCGATACAGGATAATCAATTTTATGAATATCTAGATAAAAAATACAAGGGTAATAATTTTAATGATATTTACTATTATGAAACAACTGAAGTTAAAGATAATAAAAACAGAATAATTGTAAAATCTAAAATTAAAGTTCCTTCTGATTTTTCAATTGTTCATCCAGATACTTTAGCAACGATAACTCCAGTAAAAGCAATTTCCTATCTTGATTATGAAAGACAAAAGAATGATGATAAACGAAACATACTTCTTATAAAGACACAATATGTTCCTAGAATAAAAGATGAGTTTCAGAATTTAACTTATAAAAGATCCAGCCAATTCATTGATAAGAAAACAAAAAAAGTAAATTATTCTACTATTTGAGTCCCCAGGTAAAAAAAAGCACTATGCAAAACATGCATAGTGCCAGTAAAAATATATCTATTATCAACCGTTAGCAAGTTGCTGGAAATAACTTAGAGTATCATCCTCATCACTATCTACAGATTCTGATCTAGAACTAAGATTATCTAGTTCTGCTTTTAACTCCTGAGTAAGTTCAGATTTTGATTCTTGACTCTTCTCAAAATTGGGGGAGAAAGAACCACGTCCTTCACTTTCACTATCAAGTTCTTCATCATATTGAGCAGGTGCTTGCTTCTGCCCAAGAACATAATCTAGACGCTTCTTAAGTGCATCATATGACTTGAATTGATCTGCATCAACTAATGCAGAAAGAGAATACTGTTTCTTCCAGATTTCTTCCATAGCATCATCATCATCCAATAGTGGTGCTTGACGTGAGAACTCTGAAGAATCATAGTTCCAGTATCCTGCAACTTTCTTAATCTTCAGTTTAAAGTCAGCACCTTCCCAGAAATCAAAGGGATTGATAGGAGTTTCATCCTCAAATTCTGGTTGCATAGCACCCATGATCTTGTCAAAGATTTTCTTACCAAACTTGTATAGGAATACTTTGCCTTCATTTTCAGGATTGGCAGGATCCTTTACAACATAGATGTTACTATAGTAGGACAGTTTGCGTTTCTGTTTACGTGCTTGTTCTTTGCCAGATTCAGTACCATTATTCCAAAGTACTGCATTATATTCTGACATAGGATCCTTCTGTCCAAGAGAAGTCAGAGAGTTTTCAATATACCAACCACCTGGTCCTTGAAATGCATGGGAGTAGATCTTTGCCCAGGGAAGATCTTCACCTTCAACGGCAGGAAGGAAACGAATTACAGAATAACCATTACCAGATTTATCAACCTGAGGTTTCCAAAGACGTTCGTCAGCATTAGGATTACTGTTTAGTTTTTCGACTTCCTTCACCAACTTTTGAGTGAGGGAACCGAGTTTGGATTGTTTTTTTAGATCGGAAAAAGACATTAGATTTGGCCTGTATAAATTGGATTACTTGGATAGTATAGCAAAGATGGATCCGGTTGTCAAGAGATCTGGTCAATTTGGTTTTTATATTGTGCAATAACGACTTTCATATTTTCAAAAACTTGATATGCAGAAACACTTTTTGGTATTCCTAGCATTTCTTTCTGTTCATCAAAACTATTTTTCATATCTTTCGCATCAGGATCATCAGATAAAGAAATCCTTGTATATAATATCTTTTGCTTGTCAAGAAGTTGTTCCAATAAATCAACTAATTCAATTTTATCATTTTTTCCCAATGAAGAAAACTCCGGAAGTTTATGATAAATTTTATGCTGAAGATTTACAACTTCATCAACCTCCTGCCTAACAATTTCTGAAGTAAAAAATTTACTCATGTGATACTATTTTTTTAAGGGTTTGCTTATACTTGATAACATCAATATTTAGAAAAGGATCATATTTCCTTAAAATTAAACTTACGGATAACCACACCGGATCTATAAGTTTCTTATCAAATAAAACTTTAAAATTTAAAATTTTATTTAAAATTAAAAATGTTTCAATGGAAATATCATCTCTCAAATAATGTTTGAATATGATTGGATGTCTACCTTTTGCAATTTTAAAAAATGAATCAAAATCTTTATTTTCAAAAATTTGTCTACATTCTTGCTCGAAAACATATTTTAAGGATTGCTGCCTTTTATTCCAATCAATATATGTTTTTTCTCCATTTTGAATAATTTCTTTAATCCAAATTTTAGATGGATCTTCTACAATAAAGTTTGATAGAAAGTAAGCCTTGATTTCGTCATCATTTTTTTGTCGAGACATTTTTTCAAAAAAATACTTGTCTCGACGTTTATTAAAAGAATTTAATGATGCATTTGTTTTGCCAGAATATTTAAAGTAATCATACTTCTCCTTAGTAAAATGATTTTTAAATGACAAATATGTTTGATAAACTTCAAAAGGAGTCACTTTCATAGTGGCAATTTTGCTCTAGATGTTTTTTTCATATAATTTAGTTCAATTGCATCTCTTTTGATTTTTTCTTTAAGTGGTTTTGTAACTAATTTAGAAATTAAATCAACCTCAATTTCTTTTTCCTCACAGAAGGAAATAATAGCCTCGATGTAATTAAACTCTGGATTTTTCTTTATAATTTTTTCTATTTCTTCGGCAAATTGAACCGGAGAAATAAATTTCTCTTGCGAGATTTCTTCAAATGTTTTTTTCATAATGTTCTAGTTTGTCATTTACAAATTTTTTAATGTACGTCGTTAATGTTTTAATGTAGGTTGCTTTGTCATACTCTTCATACACAACACAATCACCATTTTCACATGCCATGATAATAACAAATTTCTTTACTATTATACCAGTCATTTCATATAACATGCAAGCATATGCTGCACATTGTACAAAATAACCTTCAAGCCATTCTCTGGGTTTTGGTTTTGCACTAGTTTTAAAATCCACAATAGCAAGTTCTCCATTGTACTCAGCAATACAATCTACAGTTCCTGCAATTCCTAATTCTTTACTGAATAATGCTTTTTCAAGACCATAAATTTTATTTAAATTTCTAAGGTCTTTTTTTGCAATTTGAAATAAAAATTTTGATATAGGCAGAACATCAGTATTACAAGGTTCATTTTTGAGGAAAAACTCTGTTAATGTATGAAAATCAGTTCCTCGACTAGTTGCCTTCTTTGTGATTTTATTAGCCTTTTCTTCTCCTACTCGTTTTCTCCATTTGGAAAAGAAATCCTTATTATAGTGACTAATTACCGAAGTAATAGAAACTAGTTTAAGGAGTCCTTCTTCATGAGGAACTTTATAATAACGAACCCCATCAATAGTTTCTCTTTTGATGGGGGATAAATCCAATTCAGTATGTTCAAATATCATAATTGTAATTGATTTTTAGCAATAATATAATTTTTAACTAATCCAGAACGAACAATATCATCAACACCAAATTCAATAATATTAAATTCATTCATAGCATGAAGAATCTTTTTAAAATCAAGGATACCGTTTCTTTCATAAGTTTTAGTTAGATCGGTTTGAGTTGCATCACCACAAAATATGACTTTGGAATTTTCACCGACTCTTGTTATTATACTATCAAGTTCATGAAAATTCAAGTTTTGACATTCATCAATGATAAGAATAGCATTATCGAATGTTGTTCCACGGATAAAAGATGTTGACCAAAAACTAATAGTTTCCTGTGCTTTTAGATTCCCATAAAGCATTTCAAAATCAGAATCCGTGGGCATTTCAAACATGTACTTTACCATGTTTTTATATGGAATTTGATACAATGAAGATTTATCTTCATGATCCCCAGGAAGGAATCCAATTTCTCTTGTTGAAACTAAAGATCTTACAATATAAATTTTATTATAAGGACTTCTATCATTAAGAACATCTTGAAGTGCTAGGTATAATGCGATAAATGTTTTACCAGTTCCAGCACATCCATATGCAAATAAATTTTGATCCTTTTTATAAGCATCAAAAAACTTTTCTTGATTATCAGTAAGTGGATTGACATCAACCAATAAATCGGAGTTAATTGGTTTCCTCCTCTTCATTTGTTTTGCACTCATACCAATTCCAATTGGACCTTGTGAAGACTTTTTTCTTGGCATAAATTAGAGTTTTTTTACTTTAGAACCGCGGACTTTTGAAGCATTATCTAATACTTGATTCCAACCAGGATGTTTATTGATGAGCTTATCCCTCCACTCACCAACATCACCCACACCAGGCATTGTTGATGGATCGGAATAGTCTCGGGACCAATCTGGATTATCCCCTCTCCACTGATCCCATTCATGTACACTCATTTTCACTTCTTTTGTCTCACCGGTTTTGGTATTAACGACAGGATATGTTGCCATATTAAAACATAAAATACAAAATTATTTAGTCCACTCAAGTGCTTCTGCACAAGTTGGGAATTGCTCAATGAATATATCCTTACATGCATTAGCAATGTCCATATGCTCCTTCTGTGTGCCGTTAGAAGACCTCAAAGTTATGTAATGCACCCAAGAACGCACTGAACCGGTCATATAGAGTTTGGTGGGCACTGCGAGGGGAAGTACGAAACGAGCACATTCCTTTGCAATCGATGCATCAAGCATCTCTTGATACAGTTTCATTCCTTCTTCAAAATGTCGTTGCATTTTGATCTGAAACTCTTGACGTGTGAACGGGTCAATATCATCAATAGAGTTTTGACGGTTCTTTGCATCCTGTCTACGAAGTTCTGGCAGAGGAATAGTATCACCAAGTAAAGAAGAATCTGCGTAACGTTGTGAAAATTCTTGATATGTAAAACTACGATGCCTCAAAATTTGAGCTGCTAATCCTCTGGTAGTTTTAATTTCCAAAGTCATAAATGCTTGTTCAAATACTGACCAATGCTGATGTTTGATGCAGTACCCAAGCAATTTTGCATAATTAGGATTTTCTTGATTATTGGGATTTGAAACTCTGGCAACATATGCCATGGTATTCTCCGCATCTGGAGTTACCGAAATTAATTTAACATTTTCCATAATTATCCAAACAGATTTTGTTCCTTCTTAACTTTTTTACGAATACTTTTTAAATCTTTTAGTTCATCCTTGATCATCTGATATGCAGTTTCTGCATCAATTTTACTACCCATTTCCATGGCACAAATTATATCTACTTTAGTGCCAAAATAAGATAAAGCCTTTTCAAAATTATCTAAATCATAAATGCTCATTACTATACCTCAAAAAAATTTCTTTTAATTATTTGCTTGATTTGTTTCTTCCTTTTACGAAGATATTCTAATTCAACCTCATCATATAAATGCGGTTGCTCTAAGGCACTTTTTATATAATCAAGTGTTTTTTTATGTGCTTTATTCAAAGTATATCTCCATCATTTAAGATTTTTTAGAATTAGTTTTTGATTTTCTTTTTGGTTTCTTTCCAGTGAAAAATGTCTCCAAATTAGAAAAAAGTTTTTTAGTTTTGTAATCTTTCCCCGTTTGTTTTCTTGATATTTTTTTAATATCTATGTCGGTTCCAGGAGCAACATCAATTTTACAATCATTTAGATTTATATTATATCTGAGCATGTATTTTTGAAAATGATCAAAGCATTGAAACTGACAGACTTTTTTATTACCGTCTTCTTTATATTCTAATCTAATTGAAAAACTTGGATATGGAAATAGATCTTCCTTCATACAAAATTAAATTGCACATACATTATATACAAAAAAAGGGAGGGTGTCAACCTCCCATTTAAACTTAATATAGTAGCCTCCTACAAATTTTTTTACATGATCCCTGATCTTCATCACATTCAATTAAACAATCAAAATAATCATTAACAAGATCTAATTCGTCATTAGAGTTATCTGAACTTTGACCTATATTCACCCAATCTACTAATTGATTGCGAGAGATGATGTTGTGCATATATTCCTCCATATAAAAGACACATAATAATGATTTCTTTCATTAATTATCCTCTAATTCTATAGTATCTAGTCACGGTATGCTAACTTTATGAAGTTGTATGTGTTTTTCACATAAGTACAAAAAAAGAGAGGTTAGTTAACCTCTCTTACCTTATTATTTAACGTAAGTACGACCACGATAGCAGAATGTACCATGGTTTTCTTTCGATTCTACACAACGAGTATCATACTCAACGCCACGATATGCAACGTGAGTAATCCTAGCATCGTGAAGTGCAGATGCTTTTTTAATCTGCTTTCGAATTAAGTTAAGTGTGTTCATTTGTTATACTCCTGAAAGTAAGGGTGGTTTAGTCCCCGTTCCTTCAGTCGCTTGCGTCCCATGAACAGTGAGGTGTTGCTTCCTTTAAGGTTTGAACAATCTCATTTTTTTCAATTCTACTCATACTCTCATTCATTTTAATACGACTAATCATATTAGTAGCATCAAAACAAGTGATATTAGCATAGAATAGAATTTCAAACATGGGATGAACGATCCGTTCCTCGACTTACTTGCGTCCGATCTCTCGGATGAACGTATGGTCATTATAGACCATCATCACTATTTAGTCAAGTATTTGTGTATCATGTGATACACTTTTTATAATCGACCTTTTTGACCAAAAATTTTGGGGAATTTTTTACCCCCTTTTTTTGGATTATTTTTCGTTTTTTGGATTTGGGTTATAAAGTTTTGGATTTATATTACCCTCAGTTTGAATAATATTATTCAGATCACTCTTATACTTGTCCCAATAATGATCAAAGATATCTACCTTTTTATTAGACATTACAAGATCAAATTTGGCCAGTCCTTCCACTGCATACTCAACCAAAAATGAATTATTTGGCAAAGATTGATTTGAAGCTAAGGAAGGATCACAATCTTCATTAAGAATTCTTATTTTCATTAACTTCTATTTCCCCAAACAATATCTGGATATGCTTCTTTTATTGTGTTATGAGTAACTCTATATTTCTTTCCAAGGTTTCCATCTTTAGCAAGACAAAGAACCTCTGCCTCATCTCTATGAAGTCCCTCAAGCATAGAGATGAAAACATTTTCTCTCTGGGTCTGTTTAATCTGTGATGCCCCCTGAATAAAATGATAGAACTTTCTATATTCTCCCGACAATCTGGTATGATATTCACTCCCAGCAGGAGCTTCTGATGGAGTATATGGAACTTCTCCTACAGGAAGAGCACTTTTAGCAGTATCATCAAAATTCCAAATCAACAATCCCCTGAGAGCAGGTGTTGCATTCTCTCGCAAAAGTTTAACTTTTTCAGATTTGGTTTTAGCACTTGAAACTGCTTGTAATACTTCACTAATAAGTGGATTATTTGGTAATTTAGCCATTGTAAAAAATAAAATTGTTTACTAGTATTTAATCTTCATCATCATAGTCAAAAATTGAACTGGGTTCAAAAGTGACTGATAATAGTCTGGAATGAATTAAGTTTCCTTCTTCATCATACATTTCTGGATGCAATTGAGGAGTAGATATACGTTCAATGTAATCATTGTAATAAGTATTTGCAAACCATCCTAACATAAAACCTAATATTAAAGATCCTACGCAGAACAATGAAGCAAATGTGAGTATAGTTGCAAGCATTTGTTTTTCCTAATCCTAAAAAATTTGAATGACCAATTTAGAAACTTAATTCACCTCCGACCGGCAACTGTAATTATTTAGTGTTAAATAATTTCTTTTTCTTTCATATAAACAATGGTATCATGTGCCCCTCCAATCTTAATACCATTATGAATAACTTGAGGAAAAGTTGCATTCTTCCCAAATAGATCCTTAAAAAATTCAGATTTAAAATCTTCTGGATATCTATATTCTCTAAAAGGAATATCCTTTAATTTAAAAAGTTGTTTAAGGCTCTTGCAGTGACTGCAACCGAGTTTTGAATACATTTCAAATTCGTGTGACATTTATTTCTCCCAATATTCGTAAGTGAATTTATTATTTGCAATACTATAATAGATATGTTCAACTCCACATTCATGAAGATATGCAGAGCAGACGGGGCATGGTTTAGACATTCGTAGTTCAGTATAATTTAGTCCACCAAGTCTTGCAACAATAATTTTATCAGCACTTTCTTTTGCCTTAATCAAAGCACTAAGTTCTGCATGAAGAAAGATTTTTTCAGGACGACCCACTTTCTCTGCCCAGAATGCCTGAATGGGATGAGTTTTAGTTTCAAGATTTACTGCGGTTGCAATAACACGATTTTTTCTAAGTAAAACTGCTCCCACCTTCTTTTTTGAAGGGGATTGCTCGGCTACTTTTATTGCCAATTTGAAAATGTTTTCCATAATAAAAATCTCGAACTATACCACCAACAAAATGAATACATGCTTCAGGTAGTTCTCGCCAATCACCTCCCCATTTGCTTGGATATACTACCACATAATCTGTTAAAGTGCAAGCTGCAACTTTTCCCTTATTTCCATTAGGGACATGATGAAAAAATGGAAATATTTCATCCTTTTTATTAATAGTGAAGTTTTGCGTCCCACTATAGTCAATTAGATATAGTTTACCAGATGGATCAAGGTAATATCTATGCATCAAATTATCAAGATCTTTAGTGTGCAGATCTCTCTCAAAATCAAGACCTAACGGTTTGTAATCGTTGATAATCTCGTCAAACATTCCCATGACTAAACAAATTATTGGTTTTCAGGTATTGTAGTGTTTCTTTCATGGATCCGATGTGCTTATAACCAATGCTTATCTGAGGGTAAGTTGCCTCTGATCCAAATTCTGCATGAAACTGCTTATCGTTAAAATGATCTCCAAGTAAAACTTCATAAACATTGATTCCAATATTTTCTAGGAGAGATTTTATTCTCTCACATTCTTGACTTCCTCTCGAATAAATTGTTGCAGTTTTGTTCATTTTAGTGATGCCTTAAGGTGCTAAGATATTCAAGAACATTATCACGTACCCACATAAGTTCATGATAACATTCTTGGTTATGAGCACATCCTCTTAACTTAGAATCTGGTTTATGAACACTCTCAATGAATAAATCCAATCCTCTATTCCATTTTTCTTTATCAGTCATAATTTTCTTGTGTTATACGTTTATTATTGTATTCTATCACAATTTTTTCATGTTGACTAGTTTTATCATAACACATATAGTGTTTAGATTTACCACCTAAAAGGTTTTCTAGGTTTTCAATGAGGATATTGGCAATAACTTTGTTAGTTGTATCACGCCTGTTATCAGACAGGGGTGTCCATTCAAATCCACCTTCATTACGAATTTTCTCCAATTCTTCATTAAGGAAGGGATTTTTTCTGCTTAGATCATTACGATCATACTCATAATAATGTTCAGATTTTTCATTTTTGTTCTGACTATTCATTACCAACGTTCCTCATGTGTTCTTATTTTACCGTCAACTTTATCAATGTGGGCATGGTCAATATTTACATGTGCTCCTTTTTCTAGAGCATCTGCAATTCGTTCAAGAGCACTAGCAATACGTAATGCAGTGTCTTCATCATCATTAACGAATGGATTTGTTGGTCCAAATTTAGTCACGTTGTCTCCAATCATCAGGTTTGTCTCGTTGAAACCATTCTAGCACATCATTAGCAGAATCAAATCCCTTTTTATAATTGGATGGGTCGGGATCACCTAGTCCCATCCTATTCATAAAATCATCCATACTACCCTCTTGAATATCCTGAGCAGATTGTCTTCTTGCTTTCTTTAACCATTCACTTGCAGTGGTATTTGATTTGGCAAGTTTATCTGCCCATATCATATCTTCAAGTTTTACATCTTCCCCATTTGCAATACATTTACAAATAAATTCTAATTTAAGACGATATTTTGTAGATAGCATAAATTTCTACTGTGCAGTTTTATTTATTTTACAGATTCTTTAATTATTTTTATTTTATCCCACTCATATGAGTAAACAACTAAGCATATATCTCTACTGCTTTCAAGATTATCTCCCATACAAACTGTCAAATAAATTCCACATTCATCAATAAATTTTATAAATCCACGATTATTTTTATATTCTACTTGAAGACCTTCAGTAAAAGATAACCCTGACATTTTCAGTTTCTGTTTATAAGAGTTGCATCATGTTCAAAAATTTCTAAACCTTTATCAGTCAATATGTGCTCATACATTTGTTCGAAAATCTTTGGTGGCATTGTTACAATACTAGCACCATTATACCAAGAACGTACAGCACGTTGAACAGTACGGATAGATGCAGCTAGTACTTGAGTTGGGCATCCATGAATACGATACATTTCAGAAATAGATCTAACCAC